CTCTGCTCCGGTTGAACTCTGCATCTTCCGTAAACAACTGATTCTCGGCCGCACCGCGAGCCCGGGCGACTTCCTGACCGGTCGTGATCCCAGGGATAAGCTCGAGGAAGCGACCCGGCGCTCGGTACTGCTCCGCCACGAGCGTAACGATGGGGCGCTTTTCCCGGCTCTCGTCGTAGAGCCGGCTCACCTCTTTGAAGCGTTGTACTGCGTCACTGCCCATTCAGCACCTCCGCGAAAATCTGTCCAAGGTCGGGAACCTCAATCGGTCGCCGCTGAAATGCCGGAGCCATCCGCCGCGCACCCTGCCCCGGATCGGTCGGGCCGGCAGTCACAGTGGGCGCTGAGAGCGCAGCATCGCTGCTCTTCCCCTTCTTGGGCATGCTGTCGTACAGGCCGCGACCCTTGTCGTACAGCTCCCGACCTCTCGGCACAGAGTCGATCAGCCTGTCGCCAAGCTTCTTCTTTGCCTCGCCGGTGGCAACCGACTTCATGGCGTTACCAGCCAATGCGAGAAAACCGGACATAGTCCTGTGCTCCTTCCGTACAACAGTCGCCCTTCTTAAAGCCGAGACGCTTCAAGAGCATCCTCGATGCACGATTATCCGACTTGATCCACGCATGCAGAGGCGGCCTGCCACCGCAGTCCTTGAGCCTCCGCAGCATCTCTCTGGCTCGCCCGGTGACATTTCGCGCTTTCCGCCGAGCGGCAATATGCACCTCGCACCCGTCAACGAGCTGTTCCGCGAGCCCGAGCACCTCTGGCTCTCCGCTCTCGTCCGGAGACACCATCACCAGCACCCCGTCGCCGAATTCAGCACGCGCAGCAAGCCGCATCATGCGGCGCAGGTCCATCCGGCCAATGACGTGCTCGGCCGCAAGCACCTTGTCAGCCACCGCGGGGATGCCGCTATTTTGTCCAAGAACACAGACCATCATCCACCTAAGCTGAAGCCAGAGGCGCTGGACTGCTGTTTCATCGGCGTGGCCGTGGTCGGAGTCGGGGCGAGCGACCCGCCCATTTGAAGAAGCTGCGCCCTCTTGTTGAACTGATCTGACGCCGCCGTCTGGTACAAGTTTGACAGCGCGGACGCCTTCGTGCCAAACAGCTGTGCTTGGCCAAGCACGCCCACTCCGCTATCCTGCAAACCACGCTGCGCTATTGACCGATCGAGCGCTGTCTGCGCTCCGCGAAAAGCCCGCTCCGTCCCGGCCGCGGCCTGCGCCACACCTGGATCCAGCTTCCCGGACTCGGCCTCTTCGAGCATGCCAACGAGCCGTGGGAAGAAGTACGCCTGGTACTGCTTCTCTCTCTCCTTGAGCAGCTTCCCTTGTTCTTTTGTGAGGGTCGTCTCACTGCTCGAACTGCCTGACTTGCTAAAACCCATATCTACCTCCCCGGCGTCGGAACCACTTCGACGGAAAGTGACCGCACCGTGCCTTTAGATTTCACTGTCAGTACGCACCCACGCCCTCTCGCTTTCGAGGGGAGGTAGTAGAATCTGGGGAACGGCCCCTTCAGCTCCTTGCTGTAGACAACAGACCCGTCCACGGAAGCGGACAGCTCGACGGACTCGTCGGCGTCAACCCGAACTTGCCTGAACCTCTTGCGTGACAACGGGTCACCGGCAACAAGATTCGGCGAAGAGTACTCGCCCTTCAGGACCGGCCCGGTGAACAGCGACACCCACCGGCCATCAGACCTACGCTTCCCGAGAAGGACATCCCCGTCCGGATCGTAGTAGGCTTCCGTAACCGAAACGGTGTACTCGTACACGCGAAGCTCTTCACTGAAATCCACCCCGACCGCGTAGTCCTCGTAGAACAGCCAGTAAACGTCATTTGCGGCGACCGCAAACACGTACCCCGGCGAAAAGGTGTACCGATTGTTTACTGGAAGCACAACGTACTTCCCGTCCTGGTTGGGGACCGGCGAATATGAGCAGAGACCATCGTTGCTCATCCACACGGGAGTATTCCGAATGTAGGCCACAGTGCGCCAGTTCGTGCATCCCTGACCGGCGTTAAGATCGGTCTTCACCAGGTCGGCAATGGAAGACCCGGACACCCGATACGTCCTGTTCTGCGTGAACACCAGCCGATCGCTGCCGGCGATGGCGGCCCCGGTGATTGTGTCCTCAAACCCAACCCAGTTAAGAGGGTTCCAACTGTGCGGGGAGCTTTGCTCCGACAGATACATCCGATCGCCGTACGCCAGAGCGAAAACGCCCCCTGACTCGGTGAGATACATCCCGCCCACGTCCTCCCATCCACCATTCGCGAATTTGTAGAGTGGCGGATATGCTGACGTCGAGCGGAGAGATCCGTTGGCAATGAGCTTCTCGTCGGTCGTGTTGTCCAGGTGGCGCTCCGCTCCGACCGGTACAGACGCAACCCGGTAGTAGGTGGCCCCGTCCGCTACCGTCCGATACAGGTTTACGTGAGACACCGCTTTACTCCTCGGCTTGGGCAGCGTGATCCGCAAGCTGTCATAGCCGGTAGTAACCACCTCGAGCGTGCTGGAGTCTATCGCCCCGAGCTCCGTCCAGTATACTGGATTCCTCCCGGGCCAATACGCCTCCGGCAGCGCTGTCCTGCGCTGGAAAAGCGTCTTGCTACCTTTCTGGTCGTACTCCCCCCACGCATCATACCGAATGTCCTGCACACACTGATAGGCCACGTCGTCCAACTGAGCAAGATCCCCGACGTTGTAGCCATACATGATATGGCCAATCGCGCTATTGGGGTTCTTCGGGCCAACTATCTGCCCTGCTTCAACGTAACCGCGGAACGCATACGTCGACTCCCCGGACCGGTCAAGCGCGATATTGGACGCATTGAACCTGGGAATATCGGCCGAATCAAGAGTGGTTGTGTCTTCACTGATAACCGCATACGGCGTACTTGTGTCAATGGTGGTTGCGTTGAATGTGGTCGCGGCACCAACAGGCCCCGTCCCGCTCTCTTCCCCATTCACAGTGGAGAACGTGCATAGGTAGGTGTACTTGCCGACAAATCGGCTGCCCCGCCGATACGGCACGACCACCGGCGATGACTCGGGAGACTCAACGCCGAAGTAGCCGATGCTGGAGTCGAGAGCACCGGTCTCGTTATCACTCCAGAAGTAGTGACCGCCCCACCGAACCAGAGAGCGCGCGGCGGAAACGTACGCAAGTTCCTCCGGGCGAGACGGGCTCTCACCGGCACCGCGAAGAGGGACCAGCGCTCCTGTCCTGACACCGAAGTCGCGAAGGCGAGTAGCCTGGTCCGCCTCGATCAAATGCGGTTCCAGCCAGTTGTTAATCCCGCCGCGAAAAGATGTCAGCTTGGCCTCAGCCATCAGCTCATAGCCCTGAATACGGTATAGTTGATCTTCGTAACGTTCAGCGTGCCATTCGCAATCAACACAATCGTGATGTTTCCGGACCCGGTGTAAACAGCCTCGATCTGGTCCGCGGAATTGTTACTGTGGATGGTGGCCTGTACTGTGTCCGTAGCCAGCACGTTGGCAATCGTGACCGTGTTGGTGTCAGTCGCCGCACCGGTCCAAGTGTGAATGCCGGTGGCCACCGCAACCGCGCACGTCATGCCGGACGGAATGAGCCCGGTATCGAGATGCTCCAGCGAGACCGTGTCGTCCGCGATGTAGTCCGCGGAGTCAACCGCGTCATTCGCGATCTTGTCGGAGTCGATGCAGTCGTCGGCGAGTTCCGTTTCACCAATACTGGCCGCCTCGATAACGTTGATTCCGGCCCCGCCGGAGCCGGAAACCGCAGCGGTCCCGGAGGCAGGGGCCAGCTTGGCGTTCGTGATACCGCTGTCCTTGACCTGAAGAGTCCCGCTGTCGTTCTCGAGCGTGCTGGCATCGGGCTGGCCGAGATCCTCGACGTCGTCAAGCAGTTGCTTCAAGACGTCATCAACGTAATTGTCGCCTGCACTCCCAACATTGGATCCGTCCGCGTAGTTCTTCGCCCGCACCGACGTGGTGACGGGGACATGCGTTGCGTTAACCTTCGCCACCTCGCGGAGACCGCCGGAGGAGGTGCTCACTTGCGTCGTCGAGCCCGTCCCGTCCTGATCCCACAGGATGTCCTGCTTGCCGAGACGCTCCTTTTTGAATGTGGTGGCCATCTGCCTCTCCTAGTAGTGGACCGACTTCGGTCTCATTTTCTTCGCTACCCGCTTCATGTACTTGTTCACCTCGGAGAGGTAGGAGTTCGCGTACGACCCCGCCTTCGCCAGGTACTTCTCGTCGGTCTCTTTCGCGTAGCACTTGCTCAGCGCGTAGTAAACCAGCGCCTTTTCCGCCTGCTTCGGCAACTCAAACTGGTCCTTCTCCGGGTATCGGGAGTAAAACAGCCGAACGGCAGTGCTGTCCTCGTTCACCTGGACGACGCCGCCATTGTCGCTCGGCCCGATCACAGCTTCGTCGCTGGACAGGATATCAACAACCGCGCCTGCTTCCGAATCGGAGGCGACCGCCGAACCGTCGTCATCGTCCGTGCCGCCCACCACGACCCCGACATCAGCGCTGTAAAACAGGAGCTTGCTCTGCGCCTCTGCGTCCCCCTCACCGCGCCCCGCGCTTCCGGTCTTGGAGTCTTTTGACGCCAAGACGTAATAGCCGCCATCGAGCGCCTTGATTCCGCGCACCATCGTGACGTCGCCATCAAAAATCTGCACGCTGACCAATTGCGTGGTTGCGCCCGTCGTCTTGTCCACTTCGCACAGATACCCATCCATGTCGACCGCAAGAATCCGGTCCCCCGCGGGATCGTACGTCGCATACAGCAGATCTTCCGCCAGCACCGTCGCGGATACGCCGTCATATTTGATTACCCGAAAATCGGTGGCCATCACAACTCCTCAGCGCGGATCATTGCCAACAAGATACAGATTCGCATCCATATCGTAAAACAGACCAAGTACGTGGTCCATGCCGTTCACCGGGTCGATAACGAGATCCGGAGTCGTGTCGTCATAGTCGTCTGCGTACACCTCGATATTCGGAGTCCCGACACCTCCGACATCTACCGCAAAGGCCACGACGTCAGTCTGCCGATGATAGGCGATGTACTTCGCCAGCTCGCTGTTCCCGTCGAAGGTGATCTCCACAGGAGAAGCCTCGACCAGCTCATCCGCCCGATAGGTCACGTCGTCCCCGACAGTCAAGTTGACCCCGTAGTAGCGATACCCGCCGCCAATAGACAGGCCCTCGATCATCGCGTTCGCTGCGGCGGTAACGGACCCGTCCACATTCGAGGTCTGGCGAATACTGCCGTCTTTCCCGACCGCACCAACCCGGTAAATGTTTATTGGACTCGACTCGGCATTGACAAGCGGGCCTCCGTACACAGTCCCTGTCTCATCATAGAAAGAGGTAGCGAGACCGCCCTTTCTCAGCGTCCAGTCCTGCCGGCGAACGGCAAACGCTTTGTAATAGCTGAAACCGGCAAAGAGCCAGTTATCGTCGCTGTACAGCCCACGACAGTCGTAAAACGCGGAGCCGCGAACGTTGATGTCTGCCACCTCGTGCCACAACCCGGTGAAAGTGGACCTGTCGGGCAGGGCACTCGACGACGGGCGCGGGTACAGCCTAAACTGATTCGGGTCATCGAGCCCGATCACGGCATACTGCGGGTCACCGGTCGCGGAGAAATCGCTGGCATTCCCGCCAAGCTCACCCTCAAGCTCGTCGGCACGCACAATACCGAGAATCGCATCATCCTCATCAGTCACCCGATTGAGCTCGATGCAGTCGTCGGGAAGGTTGTAGACGAAGCCATCCTGCGCGGACGGGATCATCGCGTTCGTCTTGAGACACTCTGTCCGTTCGCAGAAGTCGTTCTGCGCCTCCGCTATATACGCATCAAGCTCGTCGTCGGTCCAGTACGTGCCGTCCTCGTCCTGGCACTCCCGCCGGATGCGCTTTCGAAGCTCCTCAAAAAGCTGAACAGCCATGTCTGTTACGCCTCGCTCGGCGGAGGGGCGCCCACTCCGGTTAAAAGCCGAAGTGGGCGCCTACCTCTTAGCCATTGGTGGTGAAGCTGTCGACATTGATCGTCTGCAAGCAGACGGTCATCCGACCGGCCGTGAGATCGGCCGTTGCCACAACCATGTCGACCGTGTCGGCCGCGGTCGCGAAAGCGGTTGCCACGCCGCTCACCGGAGCGATGAGCTTGGCCACATCCGTCTTGATCAGCGCGAGCTGAGCGGCGATGGATGCGAAGTTGACATTGACATCGCTGACGTCAATGTCCTCTGTGGTCCCGCTGGCGGTATCGACAAGGACACTGCTGGCGGTCGCGCCAGTGCTGTCCGTGAGTGCCGTCTGGCCCTGAGTCAGGCCGAAACCGAGTGGAATGTAGGTCTCGTCAGCCAGCGTTGCCACCGGGATCGCCCCGGTGAGCGCGGTCGAACCGACCTTGAGCTGAACGGTTGCGGTAGCACCGGCAAACGCCGTGCTGACGAACAGGAAGCCGCCGATCACAGCCTCGTTGTCGTCGAGATCTGCGATTCCGTGGGTGCCCTGAGCCAGCGCGGACGCCATCTCACTCTTGGAGAGGTCAACGTCGACCGTCTTCCAGAGAATCGGCGTATACAGCCGGTTCGGGGTGTTGCATTTCGTGTAGGCAGTGAAAGAAGCCATTGTTGTATTCTCCTCTTATCGGTATCCGATTGCGATCCAACTGAAGGACTCTGCGGCCCCGCCAACGGTAGCGCCGCCGACATCGGCCGCGATCCCTTTTACAGTGAGCGTCCCACTCTCGACGGGGAAGTCCTCATCGACCTGGATGATCACCGCTTCCGTCGCGGTGAGCGTACCGATCTGTGTCGCGGCGAAATGCTCGACACGACTCAGACCGGTAGCTACCTCGACCGTTCCGGAACTGAACGTCGCCCGACCGGCGGCCAGGTACAGACCGCCGCCCAGGGAACTACGAGTAACAGGGAGTACAGCCCCTGATGCATCTGTGCTGGCCATGATTGACCTCCCTTAGTTGCTGGCCGTAACGACCTGGACCACGCCGCAATCGACGCTGTTGAAGGCCAGCTTCTTCTGGCCCCGGATCTCGTCGCCGTAGGCTCTCCACCAGCGACCGTGCTCGTGCGCCTCTTCCGAGTAGTCCATCGTCTGAGCCCAGCCCAGGACGGCAGCGTCTGCGCCAACCAGGAGATTACGGGCGATGGTCTCGGTGCTGTCGGCGAACGTCAGAACCCGCTCGGTGGGCTTCAAGATCACGTTGTTCCAGACGCCCAGGGCGCCGTGAGCGATCGGATCTTTCTCGATCCCGCGCTCCACCACGCTGTATGCGTGATTCAGCCAGTCAGCCGTGAAGCGAAGATCGCGGGCGGCCTGGAGACTGAGGAACAGGATGAAGAACTCCTCACCATTCGGGCCGACCTTGATCGGGCGGACCTTGTAGGTGCCGGCGGTACGAGCCATGATGACCGCATCCTCAATGAGGCGGCAGTTCATCTTATCGGAGCCACTGATCGCGGAGGCAAGCGCGGTGTTGTCGCTGTTCGCGGCGGTTACCGCGGCCGAGCCGTTCGAACCGTCAGCACGGATGCAGCGGCCGGTACCGCTGACCAAGTCGGTCGTCGCGGTCCAGGCGTAGCTCATACCGTCGCGGACACCGGTCATCGCCTGGAACAGCCAGTCCTCGCTGCGCTGGGCAAACCAGTTCTCCAGCTGCATCTTGGCCTCCGGACGGAAGTCCCAGATGATGCGCTGCTTGGTCATCTTGCCTTCACGGCGAAACGCCTTGCCGATCTGGTCGACACGCAGGTCCATGGAGTACTCGTCCAGGCTGCTCTCGTTGCCGCTGACGCTGGCGTTCTGGCCCTCGATGCCGTCAGTGTCATCCTGGGGGATGAAGTGGTAGCGGATCGTGTCGCCAGCCTGCGCCTTCAGTGTGTCATCGACGATGATGGGCTTTCCGGAGCCCTTCTTGCCCATCAGGCCCTTCAAGGACATCTGCTTAAGGTAGTTCTTGAAGATCGATTTCGAGTGTTGGATGGGAGTGAGGTCACTTCCCGTGCCGCGAATGAAATACGCCATCTTTCTGGTCTCCTATCAGAAGAGCTCGTCAAGCACGCTCCCCTCCGGAGGAGCCGCACCCTTAGCGCTGTTGTCCGTACCCATATCGGTATCAGGCAGCTCGGGCGCCGGCTTTTTCTTCTCCGAGGGCTCTTCGGTACTCTTCAGCTCCTCCATGAGTTGCTGTTTCAGTTTCTCTCGGTACGCCTCAGGATCCCTCAGGATCTCTTGCTTCTCTTTGAGCTCCTTCCCGAGCTTGTACGCATTCTCGGGGGTCTTCCCCATCTCAGCGTACCGCTCCGCCAGAGCCGCATCGGTCTCAAGGGCAGTAGCCAGAAGCTCCTCGACGACCTCTCCGAAGTCGTCATGCGCGGCCTTGACCGGAGCCGCGGCCACCTCCCACCTCTGCCTGGCAAGATCGGCACGCATATCTTCGATCTCCTTACGGAGAGACTCGAGCTGCGGCGTTTCTTCCCCAGAGGAAATCTCCTCTTCAGCAAAGTAAGAGTCCTCTTTGCTCTCGAGCTTCTTCTGAAGCTCCGCGATCTGCTGCTGCCCTTTCGTGTACGAGGCTTGCGTGTCTTTGTACCGCTTGTCCAGCTTCTCGTTCTGCGCCTGAAGCTCTTCGAGCTGCTTCTTGAGCAAGTCGGCCTCACTCGGCTCTTCCGGCTTCTTCTCTTCCGGCCTCTGCTCATCCTCGGGGGCCTTCTCGGCCGAATCCTCGGGGAGCACGCTGTCCTGCTCCGGGTCGAACCCCTCATCATGCAGGAGCTCGCTCGCCGGCTCTTCGCTTTCTCCAAGCGAATCGATCAACTTGTCTGCGGTTTCCATCGCTTCACCTCGTTCAGAGCGGCCTTGTTACTCTGTCGGGAGTCGCTACCTGCGATCCGACAAGCCGCTCAAGTCTCTTGCGACTGCTCGGCTGCCTGCGCAGCCTGCATCGCCTGCTCCAGTTGGAAAACGAGTTCCTCCTTGTGAGGAATGTCCAGCAACTGGATCAATACCTTGCCAACCAGCTCAGCCGGCAAAACGCCGGCCTTCGCCACTTCCGAAATGATCTGAGCAGAACGCTCCCGAGTCGTGCTGAACGGTGGGACGCTCTTCATGATCACGTCGTACTTCAGAATATCACCTATCTCGTTCTCAAGAATTGGCTTTCCATCCTCGCCAGTCTCACCGGTCGGATTGTTCATCGCATAGTGCTTCCACTCCCCATTCGGCTGCACAATCCGAATCACCTTCCGCTCGGTGTAGTACTTGCCTATCAGGCGAAGCACTGACCGGGACACCTGCTTTTTGGTGAAGTGCAGATTCTCAAGAATCTGCGTTTGCATGGCCGCGCCCTGGAGTATGCGGTTCTCCTGCTGCATGGCGCTGCGCTCGTTCATGCCCCCATAGCCGAGCATCGAGTCGTTCACGCCACTGATACGCTGGACCATGGCCAATAGGAACTGAAGATGCTGCGCCAAATAGGAGCTCTCCCGCAAGTTCTCTTCGGTCCTGACCCGGCCCATCCCGCCCTCTACAAGCTCAACCACGCCATCCGGGCGGTTGAACTCCTCTCGAAGACTGTCCGGGTCCATCACTGCGCCAGTCTCGTACATCAGACGATTGGCACTCATGTTCCACAGGTACTTGCTGTTGAGCTTGTTTATCTGATCCTGCACAGAACGCAGAAGACGAACAAGGCCGCGGGGGTGCCCTTTGCGGGTCCGGAAGGAGTAGAACGGTGTGAAGGGGTATGTGTCGATCCCGTAAGGGTCGGGGTTCTTTCCTTCGGGGCCCCCCACAAAGAACACCTCCTCGGCGAAAACAACGTGCTTGAGAACCCGATTCGCGTCCCGATACCAGCAATAGTGAACAGCGACACGGTCGGTCTTCTTGTCGTAGTAGCTGAGGCCACGGTCCATGGCGGACACCTGGCCCTCGTACTCGATCCCCTCGTAGTCCTCGTTGAACGCGGAGTCCACCTCGGCGCTCTTGCCGGGCCACTTCTTCTTCACGTAGTCCCGGTCCATCCAGACACGACGAATCTGCCAGCGGGCGTCCGAGCCGTCCGGCCGGCGGTGGAAGGGATCGACAAAGACCTCCTCCCACGGAACCCAATCAACCCGAACGCAAACCTGTCCGGAGGCGTCTTTCGCCGGGTAAGTATGCGCCCAGGCGCGCCCGCCGATGATGCCCTCACGGAAGACACGACTGAGGTAGTAGTCGATATCGTTCTCGTCGTAGACCTGGGTCAGAAGCTCTGTCAGGAGGCGGGCGATGACCTCGTCCGACTCTTCCCGCCCGACAACTTGCATATCGGAGCGCTTCGACTGCTCCAGGGCGAGAACCATGTCGATGGTCGGACGGACAACGTTCAGTGTGGTCGGCTGCTGACCCCGACTCTCGAGGATATCCTCCTCCGCGTCGGTCCACTGATCATTGTCATAGTAGGAGAAATTGAACTCGTTGTCCTTGCGCCAATTGGACTCGTAAACCTCCGCAGACGCAAGCCAGCGATCAAACTTATGGATGTTGCTTGTGCGATTGGTCGGCATGCCACCTCCATGGTCTTACCCATAGGGGCCAGCATGCGTCAATTGCCGAAAACCCGGCGATATCGCCTCGAAATCAGATCACCTTCCAATTCCTCTTGCGGTTCATCTGCTGCTTTATCCGCTTCGACACTTTGCCGTCCTGGCACCCCCCGCCAGCGCGCGGCTCGTCCATGTCGGTCATGAACGTAAATGCAAGCGCGTCCGCAAGGTTCGGGCTCTTTACGCCGCGAGCTCGCATCTTGTCCTTCGACTCCACCTGGAACTTTAGTGTGGATGTGTACTGATAGGTCGGGCGCATGCACTCATCCCCGAGTTCCTTCCAGATCTTATCTTCGAGCGACAACTGGTCCGGAGCAAACACCAGCCCCCGCCGAAACGCCTTACGCATCCGCCAATAAAGCCAATCGCGGAGATACCGACACTGCGTCTCGTTGTCGTCCGGGGGCTTTGCGTTCGACAGCAGACGCCGAACTTTCAGCCCTTCGTGAAGAAGAATAGAATAGACACCAGCCCCAATGCCGATCGTATCGACATAGATGAAATCGGGCTTCCAATCCAAAATCAGCTCCTTCGTTCGAAGCGCCACAATAGACGGATCGTCCCCGCGCCACTCATGAACAGCATAGACCAAGTCTCCTTGTCGAAGAACCGCCGCGCTGGCGTCATCGCCGTGCCAGGCGACGTCAACCCCCATCACCTTCTTGCGCCGAGCGTCAACAGACCGGACCCGCATAGGCTCTCTTGCCCGGGCGACCCACACTGGCCGGACGACGAGATCCTCTGAAATGGTCGCAAACTTCCCGAGCACGCGAACGCGATACGTCGCGCTGCCCTCCCCGTGCTCCTCCGCCATGCTCTTGACCCAGGACTCTGTCTGCCGGCCATGAACCTGAACCTTATGGACGCTACCAAGCGCATCGCAATACCGGTACTCGTACGTCCTGCTGGTAAGCGACTCTGTCGAGGGCATGTGCATCGTCTTCCACATCGTCGGCTCATGAAACACCTTGTGGAAGTAGCCCTCGATGCGAGTCGGGTTCCCAGTCATAAAGCCCATGGCGCCCTCGTCGCCCATCGCCCCCTGCGCCACCTCAAAGACCTCGTCCGGAACGCCGGAGCCCTCGTCGATGAGATACAGACACTGATGAAACCCCTGCAATGCGTCGGGCTGCTCACGCCTCGCCGTGCGGAGAACAGCGAAGCAGTCCTTCGCCGACTCAGTCGCATAATACCGGTCCTGGTTGATGTCAAACTTCTCGGAGAACCACGACGCCTTCTTCTCCATAAGCGAGTTGACCTCGGTCCAGAGCACATCATCGAGCTGAGCACGGCTTGCCCCGGTGCAAGGAACGCGACATGGCCGACCCGGAACCCGCTTTGTGTCGAGATACCAATGAACCACCAGCGACAGCAGAAACGACTTCCCCACCCCATGCCCGGACCGGATAGCAAGGAACTTGTGACCGAGAAACTCCCGAGCAGCGGCAACCTGCTGGTGCGTCAGCTCCTGGCCGAAAACCTCCCGGCCGTAAGCCTGAATGTCCCCTCGCCACCTCAGCAAATAGTGCTGCAATTTCCTGAGCGCGTGCTCGTACTTCGGCTCTGTCATCCGGCCACCTTCTCGTAGAACGGGAGTAAGCGCCCTTCGACAAAGCGCTCCATGGCAAGATCATTCGCCGCTTCGATAAAATCCGGACGTGTGCGGCCGCTAACTAGGGCGAGGAGCTCAAGCGAGTCGATACTTTCTCCGACCAGCGGCTCTATGCCGGCGGCCAGGTACTCGAAGAACTTGTTCGTCAGCGCGTACCTCCACTGGTCGCAGGGAGCCCCCGCTTTGCACCAGCCGTATTCGTGCCGACTCAGCTCGGCGAGAAGCTCGAAATACGTCTGCTTCGGCCGGTATACCGCGCCAAGATTCTGATACCAGTTCATGTGGCTCTCACGATAGTTGGAGCTGTACAAGTAGAACTGCTCCTCGGACTCGGTCACCGCCCTGGTGTAATCTGCGTACGCGAACACCCCTGTCTCCCACGGGACAGACAGAGCCCCCTGATAGGCTATCCCGCCGAGATAGGGCCGCGGCTGATCGACAATGAACGCCCGCGGAACCGCGGATGGAACCCACTCAGATGGTGCATCAAAGTCGATGAGCTCCCGCGCCCGCCTCTCGTAAGACGGACCCGGAAACAACACCCCGACCACGTTCGGGTGGCGAAGCGCCGCCGCCTCGTTCTCACACACCTCGCCGGTTCGTATGGTGTCGAGGTCATGCACGTCAAGCACCGCGGGACGTGGCAGCATATCCAGCTCCTGCACCTTCGGAAAGGGCTCGCAATGGAGATGCAGGACATCCGTATCAGCGGCGTCGAGACCGGTCACCCAGTTGATGCAGTAGCTCACAGGCCCGATAAACGGAAGAAACTCCTCCTGGACCACTGCCCCAAGCGGAGAGAAAAGCGTGGCGTCCTGCTTGAGCACGCGCAAAGAGACCAATTGCTTCATGGCCCTGACGCAGAATCTTGATCCGGTTACTGTAATCTTCACGACAGCAGCTCCTCAAAGTTAAAATCGACAACCTCGTGCCAGTCGAGCCCCCGGGCTCTCTGGTCAAGAAGGTACTCTCTCACCTCGGCCTTGAACTCCTTTACCGCTTTTTCGTACTCCTCTCTGTCCGACTTCGGCAGCTTTCTCTCCGCCATCTGTGTCTTGAACATGGCCTCCCGCCTCTCAATAAGCGCACGCTCCAGCCGCATCTTCGTGCGCCGCAGTTCGGCGTCGATGTCCTCGACATCCGGAAGGCCCTTCAGCGCGTTTGTGAGGCTGAGATAGGATGCCTCCAGTTCCTCGTTTTCCTGCTTCGGTTTCGGCGCCCGGGCGGCGATCAAGTTCGCGAGCGTCTTGTTGTCAAGAGCCTTGATCACTTCCGGATCGTCCTCGAACGCCTCCTTCAGCGCTTTGTCGAGCAGACGATCCAGCGTCACGCCGTCCGCACTGGCCCGCGCCCCGGCCTTCTTGACCGGCTTGCCAGTGTCGGGATCGAACTCATCCGTCCAGACAGGAAGCGGCTCGCTGCTGCTCTTCCCGGCCGCGACCCCCTCCCGACGAATGAGCTCGGTCAAGTACCCAACCTTAGAGCACCCCAACTCCTCCACCCGCTCGTTGAGCATCTCGATCACGTCAATCGGCATTTCGAGATACAGAGCCTTCCTGCCTGACTTCCTCGCGGTGTCTCCCGTTGACTTCTGACGTTTACGCGGCATCCTATGGCCTCTCCTTTGGTTTCCACAGCAATTCAGTCCATGCGAGCGCTGCGCAAGCGGGCACTTGTCTGTTGCCAATTGCTTTAAGCCTGCTAACATGTCCTCCAACACGAGCTCTGAATCTTGCGTTGTTTGGACTCATCACTTACCCCCTTCCCTGGCTGGCGGAGGCTCATCCTGGTCGGTCTCTAAGGGTCTCTGCCTCTCGTTCCACCTCCATTTCGCTCTCCCGCACTCGACAATGTGATAGTCGGCAAATCCTCGTGCCACAGCATCTTTCTCCCAGGCAATTGTGTTGACGCAGAGTGTGACCAGCATCCCCAAAACGAATCCGGCAAGCAGCATCGCCCAATCCAGCGCGTCATTCATCACTCTTCTCCTTTCCGCCTCAACAGTTCAAGCTGCTTTTCTGTTGCGGACTCAATCGGGTCTTTGAGCCGGTAGAAGCATTCGACCGTCGCAACAGCTACTGCGGCAACCTGAATAAGTTCCCGGCAGTATTCGACTCCGTCGCCCTCAAGTGCTGCCTTGTTTGCCTCCCCCACTTCTTCCCCGAGGATGGACAACCAGAGATGCGGATCGTGGTTTTGCTCTCCCCACCTGTTGTCCTGTCTGAGTCTTTCGTTTTCGACTCGTTTAAGCACAAGTGCGGTGTTCATCCCCCATCCTTTCCGGCTGGCGGCTGGTCTTCCGCGCGGCGGTTCCACTGTTCCAGGCATTCTTCCCAGGTCTCACAGTCGGCCATCTCTGCTTCACATTCGGTGCAGATGATGGTGTTGTGTGGCACGCCATCCGGTGCCCACCGGACGGCCGATGCTCCGCAGTGCGGGCATGGTTTGGGCTGTTCAAGTTCACTCATCGTCTTGCTCCTTCTCAAACTCCAGGATCTCGGGAAATTCGGCATCCATCAACGCATGCAGCCTGACTATCGTGCTGTGCGCGGCGACGAGGTAATCGGCTGCGTCTCGGTATCGCCGATCCTCCAACTGATAAGGGCACGACCCTATCTCGTTGGTCAGCAGCTCGGTCAGAATTCCGAGTTGTTGCCGTAAGCGCCAGTTGCTGGCCTTCCTGAGCTTCTGCTCGACTGCATTGATTACTTCGGTGTCAGTCATCGCCTTGCTACTTTCTCCAGTCTCCGCTTTGTGGCCGTCCGCACTCTTTACAAGGCATGCCCATAGCTCGACCATGCTTGCACTGCCCTGAGTAGGTGGTTGGCGCCCCACCGAGCACCGTCTGCTTCCATTTCGGCATCTTAGCTACTTCCTCTGCCGCCCATTCGCAGTGCTCCTTGAGGTCGTTTGCCGGGGCGGGGGAGAGGGCTCTTAGGAGTAGCGCAGCTTGAGAGACGAACCCCAGGCGAAACAGCTCCTTGACCACCTCCCTACACCGCTCCACAGCCGCCTCCGCCTCCTGCAACTCAGCCATGCGGGCATGCGCCCGTTCGATCACGCCGACCGAGTAGTCCTCAGATCGCTTCAGCCGCAGATTCTCGTTTTCCAGCTCCGCGATGCGCTTGTTTGCGTTCGCAAGCAGGTAATCCTGTCGGATCAACCGTTGTTCTTGCTCGCGGTTGGCAATGATATGGGCGTTTGCGGACATCTCGCAGTCGAGCAACTTCGCCTCCAGCTCTGCGATGCGCTGTTTGCTCGGCGACGTGTTATCGTCGCATTCGATACGGTCACAGCAGTGGCAGCACTGTACCCCGTCGCGGTCGCACAGTTCGGACGGGAGTAGGTACGGCTTCTGCTGCTCAAGTTGCATCTTGAGCCGGTCCCGCTCGACCCGCAGCTCCTTGGTTCTCTCGCAGATCCGTTTCGCAAGGGCCAAATAGTCCCCAGGTTTTGCACGTGCGATAAATTCGTCTACATGCTCAACCTCCATCCCGCGCAGCAGGTTGTCACGACACGCGATAAGCGCGTCCCGCTCGGCAATCGCGGCGTTAAACTCCGACTCCATCCTATCCCACACATCGGGGTCTTCTACCCCTGTTTGGCAATACACTTTCAGTGTTTTCAGCATCATCTACCTGCCCTCCTGAAATAAGAGGCCCCCGGCAGAAGCAGAAAAACACCGAGCCGGGGGCTCTCCTACTGCATGCCGGGGACCAAAGAAAAGGCAGTCCTGCGCAGAGTGGAAATTCGGGGAGCGCCCCGGGGGCGGCCGGGGAACCGATCTGCGCGGGACTGCCTGGGTTGTGATCACGTCTTGCTCCATTCGGCTTTCCACAGCCACTGTACTCAAATTACCACTCTAACCACCGGTGTCAATCTCCGATACGAATTATCTCCGCCCCCTCCGCCATAGCCCGCTTCTTCAGCTCCCGGCGCTCAAGAAAGATCGCTTCCTCCTCGCTGAGCTTATCGAAGTAGTGTTTGAGCTCCAGCCACTTCTCCTTCTTCGGCCCGCGGTCGAAGTATCCGCTCTTCGGCAGAGACCCTGTCTCGAATGCCGGGTAGTACTCGTGCGTCAGGAAGTCCCGTCGAATACTGCGGATCCGGTGGTAGGCCCCGACCGGATTCTCCGGACTCAGCTCCTCGCAGGCCACCCACAGCAGCTCAACCAGATCCATCCGCGCCATCCGCATGTAGAACGGTTTCTTCCCCAGCGCAGCCCACTCGGCCAAACGGGCCTTGATCTTGAACCGCCGGGTCTTGAAGATCACAGAGCACCACCTACCCGCCATGCCCCGTCCCCCTCAAATTAACGAACGATCCGAGCACCTCGTCGCGATCCATCGCGTCCAGATGGAACCGGACACATCTTGGATCCCGCCCGAGCCGGCGAGCCCACCTTGCGATATCCCCCCGTTCGACTTTGAGACAGCGGTCTTTGAGCACCTCCCCGAGAACAGAAAGCCGCACCGGATCCCGGCCAACCGACTCGATGACCCGGTACACGACGTACAGAACGTCCGCTGACGTCAAGTTGTCGACATCATGTTCCAGCGTCTCTTCCGGGTCCACAGTCACTCCTTGTGCGTCCCTTCGACACCACTTTTGCTGCCAGACCAAAGAACTCCCTGGCATCCATCACAACCAGCCACTTTCGTCGAGAGCGTCGAACCGCCAGCACGGGAACTGTCCCGCGGGGCGCCTGGTCCTCGATTGCTTGCAGGTGGTCGTATGGCCGGATCGACTCGGTACGCCTCACCGCTATCGACAACCCGGGGGTGCCGCTGATTGCGACTGGGCTGTCAATGTCAGACACCACTTCGGCCTTTCGCAGGCCGCTTTCCCTGGCGAGCTTTGCAACTTCTTGGCGCTTCATGAGGTGAATTTACGGGTTCCAAGAGAATAAGTCAAGTGGACGGTACGGCACTGTGGAACTGCGGCTAAGTTCCCGCCATGCGAGCGCCGCCACTGCTGGAACTTGGCCGTTGCCAATGGCCTTCAATCTGCTCACACGGTCCTTGACACCGGTTGCGATGCGCGGAACTCCATCCTCCCAGTCTTCTGGCCATGTCTCCTGACCATTCCACCTGCATTGTAGCGGGTCGAGACAAGTCCAGTTCTCAGGCCAGCCCATGAGAAGTTCCACCCACGTCGGGTTCAGTTGGCCAGGGGATCCCGTTTTGCCACTCTTCGGCTTGCAGACCATGCCGTAGAGCGTATCGTCCCTCCCCCTGTGCCCTCCCGCACACTGGCTGTCCTCCGACCGAGGCGTCGGGAGCATCTTCACCTTCGCATTCAGCGGCAGCGAGTTCCGCTGCATCTGCGACGGGGATCCGTTGTTCTTCGCATCCTGCGCTGTCAGCGTCGGCCATTTCGCCACTACCGTTGCCAGCTTCCGACCCGTCCTTCCTTCCGGCTCTGGCCCGCCGGCGGACGCTGTCGGCGTCGGCCACATGCCAGTTGCTGCCATCTTCCCCAAACCCATACTCGCGCTTCCTCCTGTCGGCATCCTTCTGCGCGGTTTTCCAGTAGTGTCAATGTAGACCTCTTGGCAGCCGCCAAGGCGCTTTGCCTGTACTTCCTCAGACGCTGTCGGAGTCGGCCACAATCCAGATCCGTTTCCGCAGGTGTGGAGCACCGGCGTCGGCAGCGGAGTACACACCCCATCGCGCATCATACCCCAGCTTGGCCAGGTCCATAAGCACGACGTTAAGTCCTCGTCCGGTAAGCATTGGGCTATTTTCCACGAAGACGTATCGAGGTCTAACTTCGCTGACCACCCTCGCCATTTCCGACCAGAGCCCCGACCTTTTGCCCTCCAGCCCTGCACCTCTCCCTGCAGCACTAATGTCTTGGCACAGCTACGGGAACCCGCCGCATACGACGAGTTCCCTTGACACCTCCTTTGCTCTGGTAAAGAATCCTGCGGTTTCTGGGTTGTCGGCGCGGAACGTCGTAACGTCGTCCCAAATGGGAAAGACCGGAAGAATCCCGTCAAGTTGTCTTTGCAGCAGAACTCGTCGGGGATACTCTTCAATTTCGACAGCTCCGATTGGAGTGTGCCCAAGGAGTATGTCTCCGAGGATTCCTCCTCCGGCTCCTGCGAATAAGTGCAAGGTATACATGACCACCCCATTACTTTGTGCCCTTTGCTCGGTGTCGCTTGTGCCATTCGTGGTGGCATACCTGGCAAAGCCAGCGCACCTTGAGCGGCTCGCTATAGTCGTCATGATGGCCTTGGATTGCCGTCCTTCCATCTGAGAACGTGCCGGCCTTCCCGCACTTCTCACAAGTTCCAGGCCGCGCGATCACGCCGCGTTGCAGGGCCTTCTCTGCGAGGTTCTGCGCTTGGTCGGAAGCTCGCGTTCCGCCGCGCCAGAAATGGTTCTGGCTGCCAATCCGCTTCTGTGGACGAAGGCTTGTTCTGCGACGAAGGATGTCCCACATGCCCTGTCTTGTCATCCCGTAGTAGTCCGCGACATCGCCAATTGACAGACCCGATTCATACAGCTTCACCGCCTTGCTGTAGTCTTTTCGCACATTCGCCATTTAGCACCTCCTTGGTTGCCCTACTATACAAGGCTTGCGCGATTAGTCAAGCTACCTGCGAACAGATGCAGAGTTCTGAGTCGTCGTTCAAGTAGTGCCACATGCTGCTCCTTTCTGACCTGTTTCCGAGGCGAATTTACAGGTTCAGGGATGAGAAGTCAAGTGGGCTCAAAACGGAACAAATCGGGAATCCGCAATCGCAACCAGGTCCGCCGCGTAAAGAGACCGGGACTCCAACCCGGCCGCAAGCCGGCGCAGTGCCTGCAAGATGCTCCGCCGCTTCACCCGCGTGTCGCTCTTCCTCCTCGCCCGTTTCCGACGCGACGGGTATGAGGCACAGAGGTCGCGATACCAGTCCGGGTTCCAGGAAACCGCAATACGGACCATGTGCCCAGAGTGCCGCTGGTCCGGTGCGGGGATGAGAGCAACCTCCTGTCGGCAGGTCTCCAGCTCGTCGAAAAGCTCACGGTAGATCTCTTCCATGCAGAACCCTACACCACCCCCGAATCCCTGTCAAATGCGGCAGTTCAGGTGCGTCAGTTGAAAAAGCAACTGTCGCAATTTATAACCGTATAGCATTGTGCGAGTTACAAAACCGAAACTGCCGATTTGCGACAGTTCGATGGCAACTGTCGCACAACTGTCGCAAATCGAGTTAAGTCGTTGCGCACCAGGGGATTCTGTGTGCAAAACGCCGAAATGCGAATATCGCCAGAAATAGAGGGGCCACAGAAGCTATAAGGTGTTCTGTTCCAGCCCCTTACGTATAGCAATAGGCGGGAGGGCAGTACTCTCTATGGCAGGGGGTAGTGCAGAGAGATCCCCCTAAAGGGGTCTCTCTGCTAACTACCCCAACCCTGCTAGCATACGAGCCCCCCATCCTGCCGCAGCCATATTTACCAATCAAACCCTCTCAGTCCAATTCAGACGATCTGAGACACTCCGGTCTTCTCCCGGCCATTGGTCCGCATTCGTCCCCCTCGCATCTTCTGTGGCCGGTTCTGATGCCACAGCGGCCTGATTCTCCGCACCTGTAGATTGCGCGTCGCCTATGGGAATCCGATTGGTCCTCTATGGGAGAGCCGACACTCTTGCGCGTTGGCCACGTCGGCACAGCGGTCAACCTATGGGATTTGAGAATTTGGCTATCGGGCGGAGCTACCTATTACGTGTATCCATGACCCCCCGCGAGGTCCAGGCCCCCCACCCCCTGGCGCACTCACACGGCCGGACTCCGATGCATACTCAACGTCGCATAATATCCGCTATGTATAACTCTGTAAGTACTTGGTAATGCGTCAGTTAGTGCTGCAGCATACTAGCGTCGTGCCTGCTTTGGTGGGTGTTTTGCGGGCTGCCGTGGGTCCAACGGTGCCGATTTGAGCACAATCGAACACGCTCCTGTGCACCCGGACTTTCTTGCAATGTGGCCTGCAGAATAGTCCATGTTGGCTGCGCTATTACGCCACATTGGCACCATGCCTTTGCCCTACCATGCCTTACTATGCCCCGCCATGAAACCCGGCATTTGCAGTATTACGAACGTGTCCAATCGTAATACTCGTGGCACTGCTGCACCGTGCAGTATTACGAACGTGTCCAATCGTAATACCGGTGTGTCGAGTCGCCGATCCGCCTGGACGGCCAGTCTCGCGCGTGCGCATACGCGTGGGCGGGCGATCGCGGTGACAGATGCCGTTATAATCAAACTTACGAAAATAGTATTAGTTGGATATTGACTTGTGCTGCAGCGGTCCGATATTTGGAGTAATTCGAAACCACAATCAGGAGCAAAGAATGGAAAGCACGATCCGCAACCTGAGAGAAGAAATCAGACTCGACGCCGAAATCCATAGGCTTTCGTGGGACGCCTACTCCGCAGCTATGGCGGAGCTGAACCGCTTGGCCGTAGCGGCTGGGCTCAGCTACATGGTGTGGTGATCATCGCAACAGGAGAACGGACCATGAACACCGCAGAACGAAAAGCAGAGCGTCAAAGGCAAGCAAACTGGTTGCGGCAGTATCGCCGACAGTTGGCCGAGGCGCGCCGCCTGGCCGCACGTGAACGGGAACTTAAAGATCTCTTAGGTCTGTAGTCAACGCAACCACAAGCAAAAGGAACTTGAACCATGGAAAAGCGAATTCGCGTAACGTATGAAATCATTACTCCGGAATCAGCCGAAATGGGCGATGCCGAAGATAGGGGCTGGGAAGATGAAGGGGGCCACGATTGCACCCCCGACAAATGGGACGTTGAGGACGGGCTAACGGCTGTTGACATTGCCGTTGGCTATCTGCAGGATAACGGCGCCGTACACGCGTCCAGTAGCTGCTATCACCGGGGCGTGTGGTATTCCACGTCCAACGGGATGGATATGGACGGCACGGTGACCGATTACAGCTATCACTTTGCTGGGGAAGATTGGACGGAAGGTGAGCTAAAGGCAATCTACGCCCATATGACCCGATAACGCACCAAGAAACGGAAACGCACACCAAGTCAGGAAACCTGAACCATGGCAACAACAACGCAAGACTGCACAGACGGCAGGGTCTGCATCTTCGACATTACTAACTATTTCGGCAACAATTGCGGGGCTTGGGCCGACCAAACAGCCCCCGATACTATCGTTTTTGGTGGTATGTGGCATGGCAGTTTTAGCTCTCCGACAGATTGGATGCCCGGACGCTCGTATGATGACATCCACGAGCCGAACGAAAGGCAACGGTACCGGGACAAGTTCGGTATCATGCTCGAGTATCACAGGCAAGGCACGTGTTTTGCCGTCAAAGGGGACATCTCTAAGCTACTGGCAAGGTTCGACGCAGACGAACTCCCCGAGCCCGGGGATTTCGCGGGCTTAAGCATACTCGCAGTTTAATCGTAGTGCCGATACACGCACATCCCACAAATCGAGAACCCCACACCATGACAACACCGCTGTCCAAGGCTGCAATCCCCGGTAACAGAAAGGTCCCTCATTGGTGCCTTTCGATCACAAGCGCTACAGACTGCCCGAGCAGAGGTACGGACCTTTGCCAAGCCGGCGAGTCTTGCTATGCACTCCGCACGGAAAAGCGCCGCCCTAACGTACTGGCAGCCCGGCGCGACCGCGAACGCTTCTGGGATGCGCACGGCGCCGCCGCAATCGCTGAAGCGATTATGTCTCAGCAGGCGAAAGCGCGCTCGCCTGAGCGCAAACGTCGAATCCTCAGATTCAACGTCTCGGGCGATTTTCGCGATCAAGCCGACGTAGACAAAATGGCAACCATAGCGCATACCCTAACCCGCAACCGTTGGCTTGTGTACGGCTACACGTCCAGGACCAACTTGGACTTGCGGGGGCTGGTCAACGTTGCCACAGTCAATGTGTCCAACGATAAACACGACCCGCCGCCGCAGGTAAATCGGTTCAGAATGGTGCGCAAGGCTACGTCGGAGCTGGTCTGCAATGGCAATTGCAGGCATTGCAGCATGTGCCTTGTGGCCGAAGGTCGCACGATTGAAGTAGTGAAGCACTAAGGAAACCCGAACCATGGACTTTGAAACCATCATCGGCGAAGCAATTTTCTCGGGAAACCATGTTCTCGGGGAATGCCGCGCAACATGTAAGCTCGTGGCAATGCACCAGATTACATGCAAGAAGTGCGGCCGCATCCTGGACCAGCGAGGCACCGTTGTGGCTGAGATCAGGGACGACAATGGCACCGTAAAAACGCTAGGCGCTATCTGCAGCACGTGCCGAAACGCACAACAAGAGACCCCACGCTTGCGCCGGCAATTGGTCGATTTGGCGCTCGTTGGACAGCATCTCGCGCTGTTGTCGTGGGACGGATTGGAGCGCCTGCGGCCGCCTTTGCGGGACGTGCTGGCCCGGCACCCGAGACAAATGCAACTCGAGTTGAGCTAAACCGCAACCGCCCGCCACACGGCGGGCAGGAATGGAGAGAAGATGCAAACGACGATAGTTGAAAACCTTGTCGAGGTCGAAGTTGAGAGCCGGGAGCTCTCCGACGAGTCCAAGGTCTACTCCGTAGCTGTCTACGGCATTGGCGATAACGAATTGGCCGTTGGGCGCGTCTTGCGGCTCGACATGACCAGCGAGAAGGAGGCCGACAAGATGGCGTGTCTTCTCAGTGTGGGGCTGAACGACCAGAACGTTAGCAATATCTCGCTTGACTAAAGCCGAAACGCGCCCACGCGGCGCGTCTGACCGGGGCGCTTCCCGGCACTGATGAGGCAGGCAACGCAGAAAGAAAGGGCCACAATGAACATCAACGCAGCACACAACGGCCGAGTTCTCTCCGAGGAATCTTGGAACGATCCGGACATGTACGACCACGGCGCCGCCCACATTCCGGACGACGAACCATTCCACAACAAGGGGTGCTGGAATCTGTTTTTGATAGGGGCGGAAGACAAGAACGTCAGTGAGCATTTCGTCGGTTGCGTTTCGGCACTGGATGGCCCGGAGGACATGGGATGTGATATCTATGACGCTCTCGAAGGGGCCGGTTGGCTGAAACACGACGACATCGAGGCCGCCGAGGCAGAACGTACAGATCCCCGATACGATGGTGCAAACGAAATCAGTATCACTATGAACGACGGGACGTGTTACCGTGTGTACTACTCGCCTGATGACATCACCGAGGATATCGACGCCCATGGACTTGGTCTGCTGAACGACGAAAGCGGCAACATGGCAGATATTTGCCGCCGGTACATGGATGTCGATAGGCGACGCCCAGAACCCAGCGGCTGGCAATGCTGCAACGACCACACCGGTTGTTGGTACAACGACGGGCACAATACGTGCACACATCCGGGCGTATCCATGCACCCGCTGGAAGATGATGAATAATAGCAGATTGATAGACTCCCGGTGCAGCGAATGAAAGGATCTCAGACCATGAAAGCAACAGAGGCCCTGGCACTGAACAGCCTCATCGCCAACTGGCGAATTGAGGCAACCGTGGTGCACGAGCGCCCCCAGGCAGCCACAAACGCCCCGGCGCATGTCACCGAGGCGGCAATCCTGCAACAATGCGCGATGGAACTTGAACTGGTGCTACTACGGCTGGTGCAAGAGTACATTGCAGACCGAGAAGCCTACGAAACCCCGAAAGGAAAATGACCGATGACCCTACAACAGGCCTACAACCATGTCCGATTCAACCCGGGTCAGACAGCCAACCACATGAACCGCACAAGCCATCGGCGATGGCCGGTGGGCGTGCCATATGCGAAGTACGCCAGACTGTTTGCTCTGGGTTACATCGATCCCGAATGCCCAACGCCTCACAAGACAACCTGGACCATCACCAACAAGCGCAGCATATACCGCCACGGCGGCGCTATCGTAGTGGACCCTTCGTAACAAAGGAAACTGAATCATGCCTAGAGTCACACTGAGACACCCCGAAAAGCCAATCACAATCGAGGCCGAGCTGGTCCTCGATGACCCCCGGAGTCTGTCGGTCAAGGTCCGAGACTGCCGAACCGGCAAAACCTACATCGTGCCTCGGTCGGCGACATCGCCGGTCCGCGAGCGCCCTACCGCCGCCGAGAAGCATCGCCGGCGCTATGGCGCCTACGCAACCAACGATTGCGGCTACTTGTTCGGCATGACAGTGAGAAGGGGAGGAATGGGACTATGACAAGCTGCGTAACCTACACAAAGCCCTTGCCCGGGGAAGGGCCGCTGAAGAAAGAAGACTTTGTCGCAATTGAGATCCCGCCTTGCCCCTTCTGCGGGGCCGGGCACACTGAGATCTCCACCCACCAGGAGCGCCGGAAGTTTGCGGGATACGTTGACTTGCGGCACTGGTGCGTGGACCATTCGGACGAAGAAACGGCCTCCGAGAAGGGCAACAGCATCCCGCCTATGCGGTTTATCATGTTCCGCGACAAAACCACCGAGGCAGTGATCGCCGCATGGAGCCAATGGCCGCTCGGGGCCGCTGGGGTGCCTGGATACGGGGACGAAAGGGCCCCTTCGTGAGGAAGTACCCCGTCCTTCGACGATTGACAGAATGCCAACAGGAGTGTAATGTGGAAGACATGTGGAAATACGGGGACAAACAAGAGGTCGCACACCAGGCCGGCATCACGCCGCAGCGGTTGAGCGCGATTCTGCGAGGTACGTCCCGCCCGAGCCCTGAACTGGCTGCCCGAATCGAAGTGGCGGCCGCACAATTCGGGATTACCCTCACGCGGCTGGATCTTCTCTACCCGCAGGAATCCGCCAACCCCTACATGCTGGTGGCGACCGATGACAAACCTTGAAGTTGCCTTGTACTGGGCAGCGCAAGGCTGGATGCTGTTCCCCTGCCGGTGGCAAGGGGGCAACCACAAGCCTTGTGTCAAGTGGAAAAAGCAGTCTCTGTCCGATCCGGACAGGATTACCCGGAAGCACAAGGCCCTTAGCCGGGAGTGCGGCGAAGACGTCATTTACTGGTGCGTTAATTTAGGCGCGTCAGGACTCGCGGTGCTGGACGTGGACGTGAAGTCATACGACGGCGAGAAAACGCTTAGAGGGCTGATTGCGGAGCAGGGGGAGGGCCTCCCGGCCTGTCCCGTGACCGACACCCCAACCGGCGGACGACATCTCTGGTTCCGTGGTGCAATCCGATCCACAACTGGTGACGCCTGGAACGCTCCCGGCATCGACACGCGGTCCCGGGGCGGGATGGTCCCGTGTCCGGGCTCCGTTGTCCCTGGCAAGGGACACTACATGTTCAAGGACCATGGCATGCCGCTGCCGACTCTTCCCGGCTGGATTGCCGACCTTGTTGGTGTGCCCCCCGAGAAGGACAACCGCGAGCCCGCTATCGAACTGGACGGCAAAGAGAGCATCGAGCTGGCCCTCGCCTACCTTGCGGAGGCGCCGGTTGCTCTTGAGGGCGACGGTGGCGATGCGGTCACGTATGCCGTGGCCTGCAAGCTCCGGGACTTCGGTCTGAGTGAGGGCTCCGCCCTGGAGCTCATGCTGATGCACTACAACGACCGGTGCGAGCCTCCGTGGGATCTTGAAGAGTTGCAACGCAAAGTCCACAATGCCTATCAGTACGCGCTCAGCCAACCCGGCCACGACACGCACGAGGCCAGGCTGAAAGACGCACAGGAGCGCTTTCCGGAGGTGTATGAGGGCGGCGAGTTCATCGACGAGCCGATCGATCCCGGCTGGATCTCCATGGGCGATTTCCTTTTCGCGGAACCGCCGAAGCGCGAGTGGCTAGTGGAGGGGTGGATACCCTTCGGGTCGAATTACCCAACATTGTTGGCAGGTCAGGGCGGCACCGGCAAGAGCTTGCTCTCTCTGCAACTGGCCCAATCGCTCGCAACGGGCGAGCCCTGGCTTGGGCTCCCGGTACTGAAGACGCTGCCCACTTGCCTGGTCATCTGCGAGGATGGCATTGATGAGGCGTGGCGCCGGTCCTATGCGTGTGCCAACGTTTGTGAATTGGACAAAGAAGCTATTAAGAAAAATGTTAGTATGTTCCTTCGGCTCGGGCGCAATAACGACCTCGCGGTTATGAACAAGAGCGGAAGTCTGCGGCCCGGGCCATTCATGCACGTTCTCCGCCGTCACTTGTCGCTTATGCCGGCCGGCCCGAAAGTTCTGATCATGGACACCGTGGCTGATCTGCTGAACTGCAATGAGAACCAGCGAGAGGTGGTTACGCGGTTCATAAAGCAGTGTGTCTGTGCGATAGCGATGGAATTCAACGCAACGCCGATTCTACTGAGTCACCCGCCGAAAAGCGGGGCGGAGTGGAGCGGATCGACCGCATGGGAGGGGAGTGTCCGGGCACGACTTTTCCTTTCGCATCAGAACCCTGATGACCCGAATGACTACCGGATTCTAAAGGTCGGAAAGCTCAACTACGGGAAGGCTGGAACAAAGGTCATGTTGCGCTATCACAACGGCGCATTCCTCGCCTGTAAAATGGACGAGTTGGACGAGGCGACCGACGCGATCGTGATGGACTACATACGCGAAGCATACGAGAACGACCGGCCCCTCGCCTACGCGCCGCAGAGCCCAAGATGTGTGAAGCACACCCGTATGATCGGCCCCCACGGACCGCTGTCCGAGATAGAGATAATGGACTCGATCGATAGGCTAATGAATGATGGTAAAGTGGAAGAAATAGAAAATAACGACCACAGAGGCTGGCGCAAAGGACTTATCGTAGTAGAGTAACCTTAGCAATCTCAATCACGGACAATCGAATGCTATACGAGTACCAAAAAGCCGGCGTGGATGCTATTCTGAGCTACTCCGGCCATGCCTACCTCGCCGATGAAATGGGTCTTGGAAAAACCGCTCAGGCCCTAACCGTAATGGACATTCGCGGCGGCCCCTCTCTCGTCATCGCTCCCGCTGCAACCCTCCAGGGCTGGAACCGGGAGGCGGAGCGTCTCGGCCTCCCGCCGTTCGATCTGTTCACTGTTGGAGCGCCAAGTACTCGCTGCCTTTGTAGCTGGAGCCGGGCGGCAAAGCTGTGGGGGAGGACGCGCGATCGGGGCTGGAACACGCTGGTTACTGACGAGACTCACTATGCTAAGGACTACAAAAGCGCCCGAACCAAGGCCGTTCTCGGAGATTGGTACGGGTCCAGCCGCCGGCGGGGGCTGGTCGACAATGCGAAGTTCTGGCTGCCAATGTCGGGCACCCCAATGCCGAATCGGCCCAAGGAGTTGCGCCCGTTGCTCGGCGCCGTTTACGCTAGGACGGGGTGCAAAGAGCTGCGGGTCGCCACAGACTTCAAAGCCTATGGCCGGCGCTTTTGCGACATGCAGATTGAATGGCGTGCCGGGCGGAAGATCCATAACGTGAACGGCGCCAGTAATCTTAAAGAGCTGAGCTACCTCCTCCGAAACCGTTGCCATCTGATCCGCAGATTGAAGAGCGACGTGTTGCGGGAGCTCCCGCCAATAACGCGAACACTCGTAAACACTGGAGCAGGTCCGGTATACAGCGGGAATCTTGAGGAGATCGCGGAAACGATAGCGAACGGTGAACGCGATGACGGTTCCGGAAAGTTGCTTGAGTGGCGCAAAGCCATCGCCGTTGCCAAGGTGCCGAGCATAAAGGCGTATGTCCAGGAGCTGCTTGAGGAAACCCCGGAAGATCGTGGCATCGTGGTTTTCATGTACCACCGGGACGCGACCTATCAGATAGCGAAAGAGCTTGGGACCGATTTCGCGGTTACCGGGGATACAGCTCCTGATGCGAGGCAGGCAATGGTGGACGCGTTCGCTGCGGGGCGGGGGCGGGTGTTTGTCGCAAACTACCAGTGTGTTGGTATTGGCATCAATGGGCTGCAGGAGCGGTCGGACGTTTGCGTTTTTGGGGAGATCCCTTGGGTTCCAGGCGAGATCTCTCAGGCGATTGCTCGGTTGCACCGGATCGGCCAGAAGGGGAACGTACAGGCGCACTTTCTGGCATCGAACGGGCTCGACGGCTATATCCTTCGGGCCATGCTGAGAAAGGAAAGAACGGTCGGAGAAGTGATCCAGTAGAAACCGGAAACGAGGAGAAAGATGATGATCGAAGAGTTGTTGGAGCGAATTGCAAGTAGTCTTGAGCGGATGGAGAAGCGCATCGAGGCGCCGTCACTGTCCACCACTACGGCCGCCGAGCCCGAGCCCATCGAAGAGCCGGCGCCTCCGGTCGACGAGAAGCCGAACGAGACGCCCGCGAGCCCCCCAGAGGACAAGCCCTTCGACCGGGACGCAGCAAAAGACCGGCTGCGGGAACTCGGCGTCGAGTTCAAAGAGCGCGCCCGCGACAATACCCTCCGGGCGTTGCTGGAGGCGGCCGAGGCCGCGGTGCCGAAGACGCCGGAAGAGAGCGAGGCCGCGGTGCCGAAGACGCCGGAAGAGAGCGAGGCCGAGCCGTCTCAGTCTGAAACGTCCATCGATGACGTGCGCGCTGCGTTCACGAAGCTCGGCGAGACGAAAGGCTGGGGCTACGTCAAGCGCGTGCTTACCGACCTCGGCGCCGAGATGGTAAGCGGGATTGATCCGGCCAACTACGGAAATGCGGTCAAGAAAGCGAGGGCTTTGTTCAATGAGTAGGCTTAAACCGAGACCCAGTGCGGCACATCGGTGGATGCACTGTGCCGGGAGCGTGCTTGCGGAGAGTCGCTTTCCGGATGAGACTTCGCCATGGGCACTCGAAGGGACTGTCGCTCACAAGGTGGGGGAGTACAACCTGCTCCAGCGCAATACGGTCGTCAGCTACCCGAAGAAGGCGGAAGAGGGCGTCGATGTCGACCGCGAGATGCTGTCGCATGTCCAGGTCTACGTCAGTGCCTGCTGCGGCATGCTCGGGCCTAACGGCCGCATGTCTGTAGAGAGCAGGCTGAACCTCGACCCCCTCGAAATCGCTCTTGGCGGGACCGGCGATTGTGTCGTGGTTAATCCCTTCTCGGACGTCAACATTCTCGATCTCAAGTATGGTGCCGGCGTGCCGGTGGACGCGAAAGAGAATCCGCAGTTGATGATCTATTTGCTCGCCGCCGCGCTCAAGTACGCGGATTACATGCCGGAGAAGGGAACCTGCACTATCGTCCAGCCCCGCTGCTTTGCCAAGCCGCAGAAGGTGGACACCTGGGAGACAGACCTGACCGAGCTCAAAGAGTGGGGCGTAGAAGTGCTGGTCCCGGCATACAAAGCCTGCTTCGCCGATGACCCGCCGCGGCATGCGGGCGAGTGGTGCCGTTTCTGCAAAGCACGGTTTGACTGCGAGGCCCGCGACCGAGAAGCGATGTCGGCAGCTCAGGCCGCCTTCGACGTTATCCCGGTGTCAGAGCTCGGCCCGGACCGACTGCGTGAGATCATGGAGAAAGCGCCCTTGATTCGGGGTTTTCTCTCTGACATCGCCGAGCGGGTGGCAAAGGAGCTGGAGGAGGGAACTCTCCTCAGTGCCGACGTCGGCTTCAAGCGGGTGGCCGGACGATCCAGTAAGAAGTGGATCGACGAGGAGATGGCAGCGGCGGCGTTGACTGCTGTCGGCATCGAGGCGTACGAACCGAAGCTGCTTTCTCCAGCGAAAGCGCTGAAAGCGATCAAACAGGAGGGCTTGGACACAGAGATAACTGACCTGATTTCGGTGAGCCGCGGATCGCTCGTCGTCCCAGTGGACGACAAGCGCGAGGAACTGCAAAACATGCAATTTGAGGAGATTAAAGGATGAGTGAGATACTTTTGACAGGGACATTTCGGGTGTCGTTCCCGAACGTATTCAAGCCGACAAAGAACAGCCGCGACGAGGACGTTTATGACCTCGCAATGCTGTTCCCGAAAGGGAGCAAGGCTGTTGATGAGCTGATGCGGATCGCGAAGGACGCCGCCAAGGAGAAGTGGCCGAAACTCGAGAAGCATCCGAACGCCAAGAGCCCGAAGAAGTGGTTCCCCGGCCTCCGCTGCCCTCTCCGTGACGGCGCGGACAAGGCGTACGACGGCTACGGGGAAGACATCGTGTTCGCCCGGGCCAGCACCAAAAAGCGGCCTCCGGTAGTGAGCCAGAAGAATGTACCGCTCGACAGCACCGACGACTTCTATGCGGGGTGCTACGCAAGGGCGTTCGTCAACGCCTGGTGCTACGACCGCGACGGGAATAAGGGCGTTGCCTTTGGCCTGAGTGCCATTCAAAAGGTCCGGGATGGCGAGTCGTTTGGAGGCATGGACGTTCCTGAGTTCGAGGAGATCGAGACGGACGACGGCGCAGAGAGTTTCGATAACGACGCAGACGGCGCCGACGACGGAACCGACTATTTGAACTGACTCAAAACACGCAATCGACCGGCGTCCTTCCGGGGGCGCCGGTCTTTCTCCACGGGGAACACGATGATCCTTACTGTCGATTACGAAACGCGATCCAGAGCGGATCTCAAGAAAGTAGGGGCGTGGAACTACGCGGAGCACGAAAGCACTCAGGCGATTTGCTTCGCTTCGAAGCCCAGAGGCGAGAAGGCGCTGCTGTGGGTCCGTCCTGAATATGCCGATATAGCACGCACGATCGGCTGCGAGCTGCTGAGCAAAGAGGACGTGTTCGAGCTGGTTCTGTCCGCCGACGAGGTCCACGCCCACAACGCCCACTTCGAATTGGCCGTGTGGAATCTCTGCTCTGACTGGGGCGGTCGCCCCCTTGACCCGGCAAAGGTCTACTGCACCATGGCGCAGGCAGCTCGGTGCTCCATGCCACTTGGCCTCGAGGCCGCGGGAGCGGCTATGGGCCTGCCAATTCAGAAGGATGCGGATGGCCACCGCACCATGCTCCAGTTGTGCAAACCACGGAAGAAGACCGGCGCCTGGTGGGAGGCACCGGAGAAGCTGGAGAAGCTCTTTCGCTACTGCATCCGTGATGTCGAGGCCGAAGAGGTGCTGAGCGAGGCGCTCCCGCCGCTGCCGGCGGCCGAGCGCACGATCTGGCTGACGGACTACGAGATCAATAAACGCGGCGTCAAGGCCGATATTGACGCTTGCGAGCTCCTGGCCACGGGCGTGAAGCAATACGCTGCTGAGCTTAATCGCAAATTGGAGGAGAAGACGAATGGGCATGCCAAGTCGGCGACACAGATCGCCGCGTTGCAGGAGTGGCTGGTCGCTCACGGGATCCGCACAAAGAGTCTGGACAAGGCGCATATCAAACGCCTGCTGGCGAAGAAGAGTCTGCCCGACAATGTTCGAGAAGTCCTTGAGATCCGGAGAGAGGCCGGCAAAACCAGCACTGCGAAATTCAGCGGCATGGTTAGAAGAGCAGACCCAAACCACGGCGTTATCCGAGGAACCACGCAATACCACGCGGCTGGGACCGGACGCTGGGGTGGCCGGGGGATCCAGCCGCAGAACTTTCCCCGGGACAGCTACCTCGATCCGACCGACGCGATTACCGCTTTCAACCACGGACTGGATGTGGTGGAGATGATCTGGGGCGTCCCGACGTTTGTGGCCAGTCGCTGCTTGAGGGGCTGTTTGACCGCACGACCCGGGAATAAGCTTGTCGGTGGAGACTATTCGGCTGTCGAGGGCCGGGTCGGCGCGTGGGTAGCGGGAGAGCAGTGGGTGCTGGATGCGTATCGCGAGTACGATGCAGGACGAGGATCCGAGCTCTACTGCATCACCGCGCAGCACGTTTACGGCCGGCCAATTGACAAGAAGAGCGACCCGGCTGAACGCATGATTGGGAAGGTTGCCGATCTCGCCCTTGGTTACCAGGGATGGCTCGGAGCGTTCCACTCTATGGCTGATGGGTATGGCATCCAGATCAGCGATGACGAGGCAAAGCGGATCATCCTCACCTGGCGTGCTCGGCATCCGATGTTTGTCCACCTATGGAAAAAGCTCGAGGAGTGCGCGGTGCTTGCGGTCGAAAATCCCGGCCACCGATATGCTTACCGGAATTGTCTGTTCACCGTGCGCGACAAGTTCCTTCTCCTCCGACTGCCGAACGGCCGAGCGCTCTACTACTACGACCCCGAGATCTTCGTGAACGACCGCGGCAAGAAAGCCGTGTCGTATATGAGTGTTGATCAGAAAACGCACAAGTGGGTGCGCAAAGGCGGCTATGGGGGCTTGTGGACTAATAACATCGTACAGGGGCTGTCGCGTGACATCGAGGCGCGAGCAATCGTATTGTGTGAGAGGGACGGGCTCCCGGTGGTGATCCACACTCATGATGAGGTGGTGGCCGACGTGCCGATGGACGTTCCCGCAAGCCGTCTCGTTTCGTGCATGCTGAACAAGTCCGCGTGGGCGAAGGACATCCCCCTGGCGGTCGGTGCCTGGGAGGGGTTCCGCTACAGAAAGGACTGATGCTGTGGCAACGATAGCAAACAGCAAGCGCAAAGACGCGGAGAGAGCCGTCGAGCATGCCCTGGTCGAGGTGTACGGCTGCACCCACACCTGGAGAGCGAGGAGCGCCATGTACGGCTCTGTGGACCTCTTCGGGTGTGACGCTGTCGGCAAGCTGTCAGACGGCACGCATGTCTGGGTACAGGTAACGGCGGGGCAGGCGAACGCGGTGAGCCAGCGCAAGTTGAAAATCACCAGGTATCCTTGGGGCCTGTCAGACCGAGTGTTCGTCTGGCAGCTCGCATTCAAGAAAGAGGGCCGGCGGAAAGTGTGGTTCTTTCGGACTCATGAGCTGGATACGATGACGTATGTCTGGACCACCGGGCCGGCGATAGCAATTAAGCCCGAGTGGTTCAAAGCGCGTTAGTGTTTCGCTGTCCACTTGTGATACTCGGTGCGGCTGCCCAGCATGTCCACCAGGTAGTGCTGGTCGTTGAACAGCACGTAGATCTCACTGCCGTACTCGTCCGATGTGGCGGCTATGCGAGTAAGGCGGCAGAGGTACAGCGATGACACAGATGTGTTCGCTCCATCAATCGATCCGAGCTCAAGTAGACTGTGCCGTCTTGCCTCATCCCCGTCCAGGGTATCCTCACCGGTAAGCGGGCTATCGCTTGGTACGGCGAAATCCTCGTCGACGCCGGCGGCAATCGCGTCCACTTGGAACTGGAACTTGTCGTCCGCACTGTCGGATGGGACGGTGTAGTGGATGTGAAAGCGCAGCTCGCTCTCAAGAGGCATGGAGTGCTTGGTCTGGACTATGAAGTCGGCGTAGTCACCAACGGCGAACCCGAGTACAGCGAACGAGAGCCCCCCAAGCCCAAAGTCGTAGGTTCTCCACGTGGGGGAGCTTGACGCCGGCCGCTTAATCCCGGCCGGGTTGCCCTGGATATCCTCCCAGCAGCGCGCGAGACCCATAGCGCGGAGAGTCCCGTCTCGCTTGACCCCGGTGTAGCTCCCCTCCCGGTAAGCGCCGAGACGCTGGTGGTCGAGTTGATTGGTCAAATGAGGCATGCCAGGCTCCTATGGGGCCAAGATCCACGCTCGCAACCCCTTCGTAAACACGCAAAGGCAGGAGAGGACCAGCACGCCGATAACGACGGTGATCACGCGGTTCTTCGCCTGCTTGTAGGTGTCGATGAAATCATGCAGGTGCTGCGCGTCGTCTGCCGTTAGGTTCAGCGGGCAGCTTGTGTGCAAGTGCTTTGCGACTGACTCCCCGAGCTTGTCGTAATCAATTTCAGACATCGTGCATCACTTCCTTGTGAGCGTTGCGCCATGCTCGCCATCCCCCGACGCGCACAGCCGCATACATTGCCTCGGCTTTCTTCTTGCTGACCCCACGCGCCAGCATCAACCGGTAAAATAGATTGTCGATAGCTTTCCTGTCAAGCGGGCATTTTCCCAGCGATCGCTCGCTTGGCCCGCTCAGCAGCCTCCCCTTGTATCCTGCGTCATGTATCACTGACCCCCGCAGATACCGTCCCGTGAACGGCGACCCTATCACGCGCCAGAAGAAGCGCGGAATGCTCGCACCGTCCAGCAGAATTCCGATTGGCGCCCGGTATAGCGTCCTGATGTCCGGGTCGAGGTCGTCCGTTTCCCAGACGTCGAACGACTGGGTAAGCGTGAACCAGCCGTTCATGGACACGTCTTCCAGGTCGTTCAGCAGCAGGCAGTGTGGGAAGGTGATCATTCCTTCGACTCCTTCACCTGCTCCACGTCGCCGTTCTGTGATGCCGCCGCATCCACTGCCGGACTGATGATGCCGCCCAGGTCCACGGGCTTTGCGGAGAGCTGCGCGCCCACAATGATCACGGTGTAGCCGCCGCCCCCATCTGGCACATCAGGGAGGAAAACCGTTGCATGCGGATCTCTCTGGTGCTGCGTCATACAGCCGACGCAGGAAACGGCGACGATCAGCGCGGTGATGACTGCGATTGCACATCTCATTGCCACTCGTCCTTTCGGGCGCTTTTCCTCGCCCACACATTTGCGAGTATGAGGAACACCACGAGCCCGACCAACCACCACATCACGGGATCTCCGGGTCTACTTCCGGTCCAATGCTCAATACCGCGAAGTCTTTTTCGGCCAGTACGTCCCCGGCCAGGTTCTCCGCACCGCTCAGCGACAGAGTGACGAGCTTCGCCTCTTCGGGGATCTCGTCCACGGTGACGTCGACTTGCAGAGTCTTGGCGTCAACCCACACCGGAGCACCAAGAGTGACCTCGTCGACTTCGCATGCCACAACGGGTGCTGCGCCGGTCTTCATCTCTTCGTGGAACCCGAAGGTGGCAGCGAACACTGTCGGCTCTGTGATGTACGCAATGGGCGTAATCAAGTAAGCCTCAAAGACGTGCTTCGTATCCGGGATGTCTGACACGGAGATCTGAGTCGCGAGGTACTGCAGCCGCCCCATCGTGGCGGTAGCGTTCAGCAGTCCGGTGAAGCTCTTGTACGTCGCCGCGTGTTCTCCGAGTCCGTACAGCGCTTCGTCCAGACCGTCGTCGCGAGTCGTAGCCTTCTCAAAGCCGAGCGACTGGCAGATGGCCAGGTACTCGTTCTCCATCAGCTTCGTGCTCACCGGCTTTGCCGCTTGCCGCTTGGCCTCCTTCGCCGCCTTCGCTGCGGCGATCTCCTCTGCTGTCTGCATGCGGAAGGCTTGAGCGTCCTCATCCCAGATCGAGGCGCGGGGATCGACGCCATCCGCGAACACCGGGTTAACCACCCAGGCAGGATTGCCACTGTATTCCGGAGTGTTTGCCAGCGGCTTGTATTCGCCAGTGAGTTTGTTCTTTACTGCCGCCATGCTCAATTGCCTCCTGGAACGGGTGGACCGAGAGCGCTGTCAGCACTCCCGTAATTGCTGGGTTCGATGTTGCCGGTTTCGTCGCGCATCTGGCCCATGTGGAGGATGTGCGTTTCGAGGTCCGCGAACATCGCAGGCTCTTCGCCCTTCGACAAGGACAGGATCTCGTTGTCGGTGAGGGCGCGAGAGTATCGCATGAAGTCAGATATCTGACCGTCTATACCACTGTCTCGCCCGGTCCCCTCGCGATTTCGAGCGCCCACATACATGATCGCAGGTGATACCCAGCTCGCAGCCGTGAGGGCGGACGTGTCTCCAGTGTTAGGTGCTGTCGGCGTCTGCTTTGAGCCATTAACGAAAATGTCGAGCTGTCCGCCACCTTCATTCGCGGTCCAATCCTGCCGCAGGGCGATGTGGTACCAACCTGTCTGACCGTCGGGAAACACTGACAGGATTACGGTACGAGCAAGCACGTCATCAATTTCGAATGACGCCTGTAGCGAACCGCTGGACACCAGCATTTGCAGAACCATGTCCTGCGGGTCCGCGCGGACACCCCAGAACATGTCCGTCGACTCGGTTTGTCCGTCATCGAGACGCGCCCAAAACGCAACAGTGAAATCGCTCTTTGGCCACGACGTCATCGGATCGTTCGTGTTGACGCATTGGTCAATCGTCGAGTCGAAGTCACGGCATCCGGTCACCTCGGACACCGGAGGCCGCTCTGGGCTGTCGCTGCTGCCGTGGTTAGTGGGAGAGAAATTCCCCATGTAATCGGACACAGCGCCGTTTCTAAGCCACTCTGCTTCAAGTGTGGCAGTCATCAGCGCCGACATGTTTCCCGTAGCGAGAACCGCGATGTCGGCGTCGGACAGGGCCTCGGAGTAGCGGCGAAAGTCAGCAAGCTGACCGTCGAAAAGGTACTGCAAAGTCGAATCGTTTCGTCTGACTGCCCCGATAGGCATGTCGCCGTTTGCCGTCCAGTTCGCGGGAGTCAACGCAGACGTATCGCCATTGTAGGTTTCATCAAGCGTCTGCTTTGAGCCATTGACGAAAATGTCGAGCTGTCCGCCACCTTCATTCGCCGTCCAATCCTGCCGCAGGGCGATGTGGTACCAACCTGTCTGCCCATCTGGAAACACGGCTGCGGCAGTCTGAGCTATCGCGCTGGTGCCGCCCGCCCCCATGTAACCCTCCAGTTTTCCACTTGCCGGGATCAATACGGACACTCGGTTTGTCACTGGGTCTGTATTGTCTACACCGAAAATCCCTCGGTAAGACGCTGGTTGCCCGTCATCGAGCCGGATCCAGAAAGCGAGCGTGAAGTCACTCTTCGGCCAGTCAGTCATCGGGTCGTTCGTGTCGACGCATTGGTCAATCGTCGAGTCGAACCCCCTGCTCGCCATCGTCTCGGACACCGGAGGCCGCTCTGTGCTGTCGTCGCTGCCATGATTCGTCGGCGGGAAGTTCCCCATGTAGTCCGTGACGGCGCCATTCCTGAGCCATTCAGCCTCAAGCGTCGCAGTCATCAGCGCGGACATGTTGCCGGTCGCGAGCACAGCTATGTCGGCGTCAGAAAGCGCCTCGGAGTAGCGGCGAAAGTCAGCAAGCTGACCGTCGATGTGGTAGTTCAATCCGCTGGCTACGTAGTTAATTGCCCCTATAGCAAGATTGCCACCCGGAGCGTTCCAGCTCCCCGCAGTCAAACCCGTCGTGTCACCGTTGTTTGTGTCGTCGAGCGTCTGCTTTGAACCGTTAACAAAGATATCGAGCTGTCCGCCGCCTTCATTCGCCGTCCAGTCTTGTCGGAAAGCTATATGCGTCCAAGACGTCTGGCCATCCGCAAAAATAGCCGCTGCAGTTTGCGCACGGGCAGTGTCTCCGTTCACTCCGAGTAATAGATAAAGGGCGCCAGCAGTATCGACATTCGCAAACAGCCGGTCTGTGTCTCCCACCTTAACAACGCCAAGCAAGGCATTTAGTGCGCTGGGTTGCCCATCGTCCAATCTCACCCAGCACGACAGGGTCCAATCTGAGGCAGGCCAACTTGTACACGGGTCGTTCGTGTCGACATAGTCCGAGTTCGCTGAAATGAAATCTCTGCTGGATGTCGCCATACTACGCCACCGGTATTTCGATTGTGAAGTTGACGAGGTAGAGATCGCCGCTCAGAGTGTCGGTCCCGACGTCACGGCTCAGCCGGAAGATCACGTCATCCTTCGCAGCCCAGCCGAGATTGCTCACGGTCTCCGTCCACTCGACCAAGGTGTCATCGTCGTCATCTGTGCTCATAGCGACGGCACCGGAGTCCTCATCCGTCCAGCCTCCATCGTCCCAGTCCTCACCGTCCGCTATCGGATCATGCCCGAACGTCCAAGCTGTGTTAGCTGAAGCCGCAGTAGCCGGGGTGACAATCGCACGGAATGTCACAGTTCCTGACGCGTCGAGGTCTGCCGGGGCTTGAAACGTACCGGATACGTATTGCTCGGTTGTGTCATCGAAGATTCTGACACTGCGCGGGCGTCCGTTAGTCGTCCCCGTAATCTTGCCGGAAGGGGCGAAGTTTGTCTCGATCGCCTCAAGCTCTGCCGGCTTGAAGTTGAGCATGAGTTTCGACGCCCCGCCGCTTCCGCCGCTGCCGTTGGTTGAAAAGTAGATAGGCATGGCTTAGCCCCTCAGAATGGCGACCGTCACCGTCCCTGCGGACGAGATCGCGTTAAGCCCGTCAACCGGGCATTCCCTTCCGAACAGCGACACGCTGGTTCCGGCCCGAACAATGATGCCTTTATCCGCCACCGCATCGTTCGGTTTGACCGCGATGAACACGTCATTCGCGGAATCCAGGTTGCTCAGTGTCACCGACTGGAGGGCTTTGTCGGATGCCAGGAGTGTACCGCTTGTCGTGGTCACACTGACGTTGGTGGGTGCGTACGATCCGCTCAGACTCATAGCTATCGCCTCCTTACCTTTTTGCCCGCAATCTTCGCTGCTTTGCTGAAAACGCGCTTTATCGCCTCGACATCTTTTGCTGTCGGACTCTCCGTATTTATCCGTCCGGACTCGATCATCCGCTCAATTCGGTGCTTCGCATACCGTCCACGCTCCCGGGCGTAGCGGTACCCCTCTGCGCTGGTGAACCCGGTAAGCCGACCGGTCTTCGGCCAATATGGCTGGTTCGGATTGTTCTGGTTCCAGTTCCACAAAACACGCTCCGGACCGGACATACCGTCCGTGTGCTTTCGATACATCGGGAACAGGAAACGAAAGGCCCATTCGCCCACGCTCGGCTCGTAGCCGGTCCACTCGACGTCGTCGCCCCAAACGTCAACCCGCGGATACGGTCGTGTGAGCTGCGCCCGGTCGGTGACTCGAGTCATGAACGGCCGGTCCTCCGTGCGGGTACCCTCTCTGACATTCGGATCCGCGGCTCTGCGAGCGGCCCGAACCACGCTTGGGACGAATGACGAGGCGAAGTTCTCAGCAATGTAAGAGATGCCCTGCTGGCTCTCTCCGGCGCGGAGGAGGTCTCCGACTGTTTTGAGATAGGTCTTGTCGCGGAAAGTGCTCTTTCCTGTACGGAGAAGGTCGTTAACCACGCGTGACATCTCCTTGCCATCCTTCGCATCGAAGAACGCGTTCACGCCGTCTACTATCGCCGTGATGGCGGTGGAGAACGGGTCGATCCTGCTGTAAGAGAGCCAGGTGTCACCAATCCGAATTGACTGCGGCGGCAGATTCGCCATTTTGAACCCGTATTCACCGCTGCGATAGTCCGGACGAGATCCCGTAATCCACGGCTCGTCTCCGCCGCCAATAGCGGACATCAAAGCTCCGACAACCGACCAGGCCAGGGCCTGCTCGGCCGCGTAGTTGATTGTCTTTGCGTCCATCTCGTATGCTTCCGGGTCGCCCAAGTAGCGGGTGATCTCTTTGCGAAGATGATTCGCCAGACTGATTGAACCAAGGGGGGACTTCCTCGCACCGAGGCGAATGAGATTGGAGGGGGTCCGGACGAAGGGGAAAAGCCAGCGCAAGCCTTTTCCGCGCTCCGTCATCTTCGCATGCATCAGCGCCGTGCCGAGCATGCCGGGGTCGCCCTGGAATGACAGCTCGATTGCGCGATTCGCCCCATACAGAGAGGCGTGAGATTCCGGGTCGGAGAGCTGCTGGTCGATGTATTTCGAGATCGCGGCATCGCCTTTGATCTTCTTGTCCACCGCTTCCCGGTACGCAAAGGCGACCGCTTCCTGCTGCTGGACCACCCCCTTCATGAACTCGTCGAATGCCATGTTCAAGCGACCGGGAAGGCGGACGATACTACCTTTTATGAAGGGCAGCTTGACCCCGCGGTTGATGTGCTTCTCAAGTTGCTTCGAAGCGAAGGTGTCCGGGTCGCTGAGCCCGCGCTTTACCGCGTCCTCTCGGGCATTCCGGTAGATGACCTCTTCGCTCTTGAAGGAGGGGAGGCGCATGCGGACGTCTTCGGGAATGTAGCCGTGGTGCTCAAAGAGCGACCGACCGTCTTGCGGCTCTCCGGAGGAGAAGGAGGAGGAAAATCGCTGCTGCGCCGCCTTCAGATGGGGCGCCAGCTTCGCGGTCATGTACTTGAACTCGCCCGCAGTCGCCGCGCCTTTTGTCCGCCTACCGGTGATCTTCTCTTTGGCGAAGGACAGCGCCGCCTCGGCGGCCCGCTGCATCGTCAGCTCCCACCCGATGAAAGCGCCGGTGCTGATCGGGTTAACCAGCACGGTCCCCGGCGAAGAAAGCAGGCCCCAGTGCATCCAGTACTCAAACAGGTAGTCCGGCAACGTGCTGTCCGCCTGCTTAATCGCGCGCATCATGTCCCGGAATGTCTTCGGATTCGACAACATGTCGTAGTCCGGATTGGCCACATCGAAGTTGAATTGCTTTTTCAGCATGTTCGCCACGTAGGTCGGACGGCTAGTGTCGACCAGAGCCATATTTATCGCGGCCTTGCGTGCGAGAGAGGGGTCTTTGTTCGCGCCGGCCAGGCCGCCGTGGCCAACCCGGAGGCCCAGACCCTGCGCGGACATGAGTGTCCGGTACGCACCGCCGACCTTCGCAGCCAGCTTCTTCGTCTCGAAATTGAGGGTGGATGCATGCTCGCTCGACAGCTCTTCGAATGTCTCGATGACTTTCTGGATATGGAGCGCTTGAGAGTTCGGGTCTTCCGGAACTTTGACTTTTCCAGCGAGAAGGTCATTGGCGAAATTGCGCGCCCCGGCCTCGTCGATCGCTGCCTTCGCTTCTGCACGGCGGGCAGCGTCGGTGATGAAAGCTGGCTTGCCGCGCTCCCTGTCCACCTCGTTGAGGATCTCTGTACCTGCTTCTCCAACACCCGCAGGAACCGCCAAATCGGGGCGAGCACGCTGGGAGAACCTCGGCTGCCGCACCCCGCGGTCTGCTTCACGCTGAGCAAGAATCTGAATCCCCTGCTGAAGCGTAACAGACTTTGGCGGCACACCAATAGCCTTGAGCTTACGACGAATCGTATCGCGAGTTGCGCGCTGTTCTGCCGTGAGCCTATCTGACGGGAGATTCACCCCGGCCATATCGTACCAGCGCCGATTCATCCGACTCTCGGCAGCGTCACGCTCAAACCTCTCATCCGCCAAAGCAGCTTGCTCTTCGGCAATCTGCATCTGCCCCTCGGAAATACGAGCCTGCTCATCCACATCGAGCTGTGACGTGCGATAGATGCTCTCCGACAGGCGGTTCTTGCTCTTCTCCGCTTGGTCCTGCGTCTTCTGCGCTGCTGCGGCCTCCATCTGTGCTTGCTGGGAGTCCCACTCATCAGACCGCTTTCTTGCTTCTTGAGCAACGAGGTCTTTAGCAGTCCGAGCATCCACTTCAGCGAGACCACGCTTCTTCTCTGCTTTCTTATTTCGAGCGTCTTCCACCAGCATAGCGGCCGCGTCCCTCACTGAATCAAGATCTGTGAGAAAACCTTCAACACTCGCTTTGCCTTTCAAACGGGCCTTAACCGAATCGATGAACCGAATAACTGCTGCAGCAAGACGCTGGAACAGAGGCCGGTCTTCTGCTTTAACCCTCGACCACATCTCCGGATCGCCAAACATGTCACCCATCACGGTCGCCGATGTCTCGTCCAGCAGATCCTCTTCAACAACCCCGGCAGCCTCAAGGCCGACACGCATCTCGCGGGCCTTGCTCTTGCTGGCCGACTGACTGACTACGCCCTGCCAAGCGGCGTGGAGGTCGGGCGATGTGCTCTTGAGATAGTGGTCGAATTCGTGACCGAGCACAACCATCGACGGATCGGCTTCTGGATCAGCGTGGATGTAGATCTTGTTTGTCTTGGGGACCATGAAGCCGTTCGTAGCGTCCGCGTCTGATTGGACGAACTGGACATCAAGGCCGAGTAGCTGACCCACTATCTGCGCGGTTTTATCCCGGCGAGTACGCGGATTAGCTATCCGCGCCTCTATTGGCCTGTTGTACTTCTCTGTAAGGATCTTCGAGGCCTCTTGGTCTACCTCTTCTGAAACGTCATAGCGCTTGGCGAAGTCCTCTTGCTGCGCCCGGGCAGCCTCGTCGGCCAAGCGCTCCACAACTGGGGCCGTAGGCTCGACGTCGACAGTGGCTGCTCCCGGCTCTACGACTGGGGCCACCTCTGGGGCTGCCGTCTCGTCCACGGCCGGCGCGGCATTGGCGGGGGCTCCGCCAGCCAGCCGCATGCCGCCGCCGAGGATTGCCCCCGGAATGAAGCCGCCGGCGGCAGTTTCCAGTGCGCCCCTGAGCGTAATGGGCGGTAGCTCCGCACCGCCGATCTCTTTGATCGCACGGGACAGTCCATCTTGGAAAACCTCCTCAAAGGCCTCTTCAGCACCGGCAGCGAGTGCGGTCTTTATGACGCTCTTCTTGACCGCGTTCTTCGCGGAGGTCATGAACGCCTTACTGGCGAAGCCCCCAACCAGCGCTTCTGGGCCGAAGAAGGATTCAACGGCCGCTTGCCCAACCGAAGATGCCAGAGCGAGCCGGTCTTTTGTCTCTTCCGACAACGAGTCCGGAAGCGCCTTCCGATAGTCCTGAACCTCCTGCCCGTAGATAGAGCCAAAGGACACCGCGAAAGCGGCTGCAGTGCCAACCGCCGGGCTACCCGTAGCGATCGTAGCAGCCACGCCCGCCCCAAGGGCGGGAACCGACGTTGTGATACCGCCGGCGGCTGTTCTCGCGAGATGGGACGGATCAAGACTAAGAGCCTTGTAGCCCGGGGACGGCAGGATCTCCGGACGCTCTGCTATGTACTCTTCAGCAGCCCGGCGTATGCCACCCTGACTCACACCAAACGCTTCGGCGGTCGCCCCGAAGCGAGCAAGCATGCTGGCCCCAGCGAGCTGAGCGGCCTGCACCGCTTCGGTCACCATCCCCTCCTTAACTGGAGGACCAATACCGAGCTCCGCGTCGGCCAGTTGGTACAGCTGCCTTCGTCGCTGTTCAGTGATTGGCATCTATCTCCCCCTCCGAGAAGGAACAGGGGCATCGAGCCACGCCTGTACTGGGTCCGGCGCAGGCGCTTCGGCCAGTGTGGGCCTCATCTTATTCAGCCACGACCCGAGAGCGCGCATGCGGTCTGCTCCGGTTCCCGTCTTTATCCCGCTCTCAAGAGCGCTGTTGACCAGGAGCAAAGCAACCTGTTCGCTGGATGGCATCCCGGCTGATTTGAGATCGCCAAGCGTCTTCGCGACCAGCTTCTTCTTCATATCTGGGGACTTCAAGGCCGAAAGGTCCGAGCTCGCGATGCGATTGTCGTATGCGAACTCCCGGAGAACGCGGTCCATGAATGCAGAGGCTTTGTCCAGCTTATCCGCCTTTCTCGGGACCGTTGCGACAACCTTCTCCTTAAATGGATTGTACTGCTCAGCGACATCTTTGTCTGCCCCGAACCGCTTAGACATCTTGTTCCACATCTCATACTGATCTTCCCGACTGAGACCAGCCGGGGCACGCTTGGCGAGATACACCAGAGTCTCAGCGAGTCCAGTTCTGTCTTTCGGATCGAGCCCTCCGCTGACAATCCGGCGGCTATACTCGTCAACCCACTCGTTACCCGCGGCGCTGACGTCCCCTGGCCCCAACCCAAGGGGTGCGAACACTGCATGACGATTTACGCTCTGATCGTCTGGAAAAGGAGCGGTGGCTTGGAGCTCCTGTGCGACGAATGCGACTTCCGCAGGAGTGGCCTTCCCGTCAAGATCGCGAAGACGCTGACCAAGAAGCATACCAACAAGCGGGGGCACTTTTTCTGGAACAGTCTTTACCACCTGCTCAAGCTGGTACTGGAACTGATTCTTTGAAAGCAGGTCTTTCGCCCAATCCTCGAACGGCGTCAGCGTCCCCTCCTCTCCTACATAGAACAGCCCGCTCGGTGTCTCCTCAAACTTGAATCCCAACTGCTGCGCCAGCACCTCAAGCTGCTGTCCGAGATTTGGCCTCTCGTTTGGGGATATCGTTCCATCCTTAACGATATCTAAACCAGTGTTAAGCGCAGAAAAAATGGTAATCTGCTCTGGATCCGTTTGCGCTGAAGCAGTGTCCACTACGCTCTTCACCAGTCCAGGGGAGACGTTCTTGCCCATCCAGTCTCCAACGGCCTGAGTCGCATGCCAGAGGCCATTAGCGTGGACACTTGATGCTCTGCGGCCCTGAGCGGACACTGCCAAGGCCTCACGGGCGAAGTCTTTTACGTTGTCTCGGACCCACTGATTGACCCCGTTTCGCGGGATTACCTCCCCGGTTGGTGTAGTAAGAGTCTCGTCCTCATAGTTAACCGTGACCCCAAGTTTATCGAACATAAACCGCGCGAACTTCTCGTTATCCAAATTGGTTTCCGTCTCTATAGCGCGATTGAAACCATCTGCCGAAGCCATAATTCCGGCTATCAGTGAGTACTGTGAAAGCTGCTTCGCTTTCTCGTTGTCCGCATGGGTAAACGTAACCCCCTCTGGCATAGCCCCTGCAACTAGCTGATACACGCCCCCCTCCATGGCGTGGTTGAACCCTGTCGCTAGATCAGCCCCGTACTGCGCAATATCTCGCTCCGAAGCAACCCGAGCACGCTCGTCTCTCGTAAACTGCTGGTTCTCTCTGTTAAATGCCAGGCTCTGCTCCTGCCCTTGGACCGCGAGTTCCTGCGACCTCTCGACTAGTGGGCGCCTGGACTCAGCGTACTGCTGGTTCGCAGCTACTCGGGCCGCATCAGCCTCAGACATCTCCATCCGTCTCCTCGCGAACTCGCCACTCTGCTTCATGTTCTGAAGCTGGATGTCTTCGGTCGCCTCCGCTATCGGACGCCTGGACTTGGCGTAATCCTGAGCCTCAAGCGTCCTCTCTCTCTGCTTCCGGTTGAACTCTGCATCTTCCGTAAACAACTGATTCTCGGCCGCACCGCGAGCCCGGGCGACTTCCTGACCGGTCGTGATCCCAGGGATAAGCTCGAGGAAGCGACCCGGCGCTCGGTACTGCT